TTGCGGAGTTTCCGCCGTTTAAAATCACTGCGCCGTTTGTCAGCTCGATGTTCAAAGCTATGCCTTCCGGCCTCGGTATGATGGTATCGTGCGCGATCAGGTCCCGCAGCATAGCGGTATAGGTGCCGTTGAAAGTAACGGTAAACCCCATGTCCTGCGTGTCATCGATCACAAAGCTTATATTTGTGCCCGCGAGTACGTTGGAAAGCAGCGTTTCAAGTGAAGGGATAGTCCCGTCAAAATGGGACTTCGCGATCACTGCCTTTAGCATTGTGCGATAGTAGTTGTCGTTGAGAATCGAAGACGGTGCCGGAGGCTGCCAGTAGCCTTCATCCCAGCCGCCCTCACCCTCTGCCGGCTCGCCCCAGACAAAGGGCGGCACATCGCTCGACCTTATCGAAACCTGCCACGGCACAATACGGGAGGTCCCGAGCTTTTGCCCTAGGATGTCGAGCTGCGCACCGACCGCCGTGTCAATATTAAAATAGGTGTACATGTTGGTCAGAAGCGTTTGCGCATTCTGAATCATGCTGAGTGCCGTCGTCAGCCACGCGATGAATTTGGGCTTGTTGCGGTGCTCCGGGATTATTAGGTTGAGATAAGTATCGACCGACATCAATATCCCCCCGTTACAGTGACTGTCCCGGCCTGCGCGATCTCGTTCCATGCAATGGAGGCCGATGCGCCGGGAGTACCGCCGTTCTTGCTCACCGTCAGGGCGGATATGCTAAATGAGGGAGCTTTATTAGATGCTGAAAGTGCGGCGGCGATAAGTGAGGAGGCATATACCGAGGTGGCAATTTGAAGGGCGTTTATGTAATTTTGTACATCGGTTATAGCGGTATCTTGAACGGTCGAGGTGTACCCGGCCAGCGGGATTACCGTCATTGCGACGCTGATCGTAGCTGCCGCTGGCCTTGAAAAGTTTATAGTCAAGACTGCCAACGCATCGGATGTTATCGGAACCGCCGTCGTGCCGTATGTAGGACTACCGAGTGTTTTATGATAGGCAATCTGCTCTGCAATCGCGGTATTATCCCCGCCCACGGCGATGATGGCTGTTGAATTCGCTGGTATTCCGTTACTGTCTGCATTGGGCGTGTCATTTTCGTATCCAGCAACTTGTGTAACTCCGTCGACCGAACCAACGGCAGCCAAAATACCATCAAGCACAGTCTGCGAGGGCAATGCGACGCTGTCCGACTGCCGTGTCTGTAGCGCCGTGTCCGTTTCGACCGGAGTTCCGGGCGTTGCCGCCGCCGGATTATAGACTGCGTTCCAGCCGTATTGTATCGTGCTTATGCCCTGTATAGTACCGACATCGGCCGTGATGGCCCCGGCCGTCTCACAAATGGCGGTAACGGTGACCACGCCGTCGTCACCTATTTGAGTATTGGGAGGCAAGTCCCATAGATAGCCGTTATCGTCATAGACTACACCGGCAGCGATCACCATGCCAGGATTGCCCTGAAGCGCTACGGATACGGTCGAATAGGTCGCCGGATTCCGGGCGATACCGTTGAGCTGCACAAGGTTGTCAAGTGAAACTCCAATGGCCGTTTGCGGCGACTCATTGTTATAGGCGAGCGCGCACATTTGCTCCGCGTCATAAATCATTCGCGCCACCGTGCTGATCCACTGCATGTCCTGAGAATCGTTGTCGAGATAGATGTCTTGCCCGAAAATGCTCTTTGCGGAATCAGTAAGCGCAGTCTCAATATCTGTATAAGTGTTGAGATGCAGCCCGGCAGCGTCGATATAAGGGGCAACATAGCTCATCCCACGCTCACCTCCACTGTGCCGTACTCAGTCACGACTGAGGCTGTAGCCGTGTATTTGCGCTTTTGCGTATCGTAATTGCTCGCATATGTATCAACACTTGTGGTCTCAGGCGCCTCAAGTATCCTGCCTTTAAAAATAAGATCGATTGCCGCGATATTCGCCTGAGTGCCCGATTGGCCCGCGATGCTCTGAAAAAATGGCAGGCCCTCGGCAACGCTTTTCCAGCACTCGCCCTGAAACATATTGAGCTTTGTGTTGATCGCCTGCGTGACGGCCGCCGCGTCGGTGACAAAGTTGTTGTTCCCGAAACCAAAAGAATAATCGCCGTTTGCATCCAGTTTGCGGTATTTCATAACCTCACCGCCTCAATCGTTATTTATGTACTTGTCATCGTTATACATTTCCGCATCGGCATCGCGGCGCCGCAAAAGCCCCTGCGATACAGTAGAACCGACGTGGCAAATGGCTTCCATATCGCTGGTTATTACGCTTGCCGCCGCCTGACTTTTTACATCGGAGGTGAGCTTGGGCGCTTTGCTCCAAATCGTGTTGCCGCAGCCCCAAGCGATGTCAACAAGGGCGTCAAACTGGTTTTGAGAAAGCGAGACGCCGGAGAATTCCTGTTTTGTGCCGTTGATGAAGAAAGTTAGGTCGCTGCGCATCAGCGCGTCGGCCTGTGCCTCTGTGAGAACCGATGAGGAACTTAAGCCATCACCCGGGGTTATTACGTGGCCATAACCTATCGTCCAGTTCCACCAATCCTGACTATGATACGCATGGGATTGAAAGCTTTCCCACGACTTTATGAAGGCGATCAAAGCCTCGGAAACGCCCGTGCCGTTATCGGTTTGGCTTGCCGTAATTTCTGAGCCCGTATAACTCTGATTTGTATAAACTCCTTTTGCGTGCAGCCCCATGATTGCAACACAGTTATTGATGCTGTGCGGCCTTATGATCTCTTGGTTAACCGTCTTTGGCGAGCCATCCCATTTGGTGGAGCTGCTGTTCCACCACGCGGAAAAATCATAATCACAGAATATAAGAAGACACGGGTCGCCGGGATTTGGCTGCGTGGATGAAAAAGTAATGAACGGCACATCGGAAAGCTCGGGAAAGTCTACCCACTGGATAGTTCCCGCGCCGTTGATAGTCTTTTCGTTGATTAATGGCTTTACTGTAACGCTCGTTGTGCTCGAATCAAAAGCCGTCACGACGCCGATTGTGGAGCAATGGATACTATTAAGGATGTCATTTTTCTGGGCATCCTCTGCCACTTGTGGGTTGCCTTGTTCATTCGCTATACGGTCTGGGACAGTGTACATTTAATCACCTCAATTTGCCGAGTTGGCAAAGCTAGCAAGTACTGAAGGAATCGCAGCATTGCTCTGTGAAATCGCCGAGACTGCCGAATACCAGTCATTTTCTCGCGTATCGCCATGGTGGTTGACCGAGACAACTCTGTAAAGTCCATTGGGGTCTATAGCGTCATAGACATAACCAGGGCCAGCAGAATATGTGCCCACCTGCACAAGCTGCCTTGTTATGAGTTGCGGGGGAAGGCTTATCATTCCATATGGCACTATCTGGCAGTTAAGAAGACATTTTGCATTGACACCATAGTTGACCTGAGCTGGATTGCCGAGCAGCCCATGAGCAACATCAAGTACAATGGCCTGCGACCCATTCGGCAGATAGGATACGTCTTGAGCGTACTGTATTATGTTGAGTTGCCCATTGTCAATGTACCAAGTCGCATTGAGCGATTTGCAAATATCGTCAAGCTCGTTTTTTACGAGGCCATGCACCGCATGTGAAGTAGAAAACTGGAGCGAATCAACAACATTAGATATGTGCGCTGTCGAAACCGAAACGGCAGATTTCTTAGTGATCGCCGAAATTACATCACGTGCCGTCGCCCCTCTGTTGACTGTAAAGTTCGCATATCCTTCGGTATAAAGTAAGCCGCCATCCACGGCAAGAATCGTTAAAGTATAGTCGACGCCATCGGTTTTTTGGCGGCTGCACATGAGTATGTCGCCATCAAAAATAAGACCATAATTTGAATCCGTTGAGCTTTCCTCATATCCGGCATAAACTTGAAGGCGGTAACCCTCATACATCAAGGCCGATTCTGTGTCTGCCGTAAGGTTATATATCGTGACCGTAGCAGTGTTGGGATAGTACATTGCGCAGCGGTTGATGTCAAAGACACAATGTAAATCGGATACATCTAAGATTATGTCTGAGGTGTCCGCCTGCGAAAATTGTTGAACCGTTGCATTTGCGTTAGGATATTTAACACCGTTTGCATCAATGGCATGTTGATATATAGCAATGCGATATTTGCGCATAAAATCGGTAGCGCCGTCACTGATCGTCCCGTTTGTCTGATATGTTTCGGTAGCCATGGCATCACCTCCCGGACATCGTCAGTCTGTGTAAAGCCAGTAAAGAGCGAAATTTGTTCCCAAATTTGTGGAATCAGGGAGTTCTATTGATTGGTCTCCGATGTTCAGAAGACTGGCAGCTAGTCCAATGCCCAAATATTGATATTGACCAAGCAAATTTCTATTCGGTAAAAGCGGGATATTTTCTATAAACGGAGAGTTTGTCACAGGGTCGGATATTCCCATGACCCAATATCCGGCTATATCGTTCCATGACATGGTAAATGCCAAATTCAAATTATGCTTGTCACCGTATATGGTGGCCGTAAACGTTTGATTCGGGTCAACGCTAAGAGGTATTTGTGTAGTCATATCCATCACCTTATACTAAATCCGTTGGCTTTTAAGATACTGTCCCACCAGTCTGCGAGGCCCGCAAAAGGCCCCAAATTTGCATCGCGTTTCTGCTCGGCGCTTTGGTCAGAAGATTGGGTTATCTGCGTGACCGAATTGACATTTGATTTCGCCGTGCTGTCCGTTACTTGCGGTACTGTCGAAATTTGCTCGCTTCCGACTTTTACAAGAATCAATTGCTGGAATGTTATTGTCGCGCGCAGTGCATTCATGCTCGTCTCATCACGATTTGCGGAGATATTTTGAATAAGCATACTGTCGTATTTATTAAAAGCCGTTGTTATTGACATCGACACATGTGTCTGCCAGAAATTCAACAAAGTTTGATATGCTGAAACGCTGCGAGAGGTGCCGCTGGGGAAGCCGTTGCCTTGAATGCTCGTCATACAATCCGATATGCCAATATCAAGAGACAAAGTTATCGGCTGGCTGTAGACATGGTCATTGACGTTTGCTCCTGTTTGGACGGGATTTGACGTGATCACATTGGTGAGCGAATGTGTTTCCTTAAAGACTGCGTCGAAATAATATGTGCCATAGGCGCAACTGATATATGTCACCGGCATTATCGGTTCACCCCTTGCAAGAATTTTTGGAGGAACAGATTGTTCTGCGATGATACGCCGGCTGCCGCTGCCTGTCCAATTGCGGTAGGGCTACCTGATGCTGCATTGACAACGACCGTAGGGCTGTTACTCAGCGACGTAGTTGAAAAAGACGATTGGTTAGTTGTTGTGCTCGTGACAGAACTGGAAGAAGGCATGGCCGAAGCCCAGTTATAATTGTAGCCGGACAGTGCCTGCTTTGCCGATCCTGATTCTGCTTGAGTTGCCGATGCTGTCGAACTGTCTGTGCCTGAGTTTCCGCTTAAACCTCCAAAAAACTTTAAAATGTCCACAAGGCCGCTTTGTATCCATTGGATAAGCTTCGCCAAGTCATTGAACGGCCCAACTAAAGCCTTTTCAATGTCATAGCTCATTAATTCTTTCATATATGAATTGGTTTCTTTTATTTCTTCCATGGGCGTTGTAACACTCTGCGCCCATTCATCATTTACCTTCTGGAAATCCGAGGGTAGCTGAAGCTGGCTTTTCTGGAACTGCTGGAGTGTTTCAAACTGCGTTCTCAGAGTAGGGTTCAGCGCTATATCGTTTAGGTCCGCCGTTGTTTTTCCCATTGCTGATAAAGTATTGTTCAGCTGAAGTGCAGCGCTGTTAGTAATCCACAGTTTGGCCGACATAGTTTCAATATCGGTATTGATTTTAGACATGCTGCTTGCCGTATCATAAAGAGATTTTGTCACCAACCCTATTGCGGCGACAATGCCTAACACCCCCGCAACCGGAATAATTGCAGCAGCAGCTCCTCCGGCAGCTGCTGCACCTGCTCCAGCGGCCCCGGCATCCTCAGCTCCTCCTGCGGCTCCGGCTCCTCCTGCAGCTGCCGCTCCTCCTTGTGTCAAGCCAGAAATAGTATTTTTTAAAGTCGTGGCTTGCTTGCTTGCATTTGTCAGGGACTTGCCCATGTCGTCAGCAGTTTTTACTTGCTCAGTATCAACGACAGGAGATGCATTGGCTTCAGCCTCATGCCCTTTACGGTAAACATATTGAGGAGCCGAAGGTAGAGGCGCTTCTTTTTTGGAAGGCTGATGAGCTGAAGGCGAAGGCGCTTGCCCTTTTTTCTGCTTGACCTTTCGACTGATTTATAGAGGGAGTCGAAATATGCGGCTTAGAAGTCAAGGGAATGCCTTTATTGAATGATTGAATCATTTTTTGAAGCATCTGGATAGATTTTATGCTCTCGGTAAAGGTGCCTATGGGACTTCCGCGCTGAATCGCATTCCACGTTCTGCTAAGCTGCTTGAATGAGTTCCCTAGGGTGGCATTTGCCTGTATTTGTTTCTGAGTGTTTGAGCTAGTACCTTGCGATGAGCGTTTTGAAGTCGGTTGTGAAGTCTGCTTTTGATGATCCTGAAGAGACTTATCGGTCTTTTTGTTCTGCTCCTCAATTTGCTTTTGCGTATTGAGGAACTTTCTCGCATTGGAATCGTCATAATCCCATTCGAGACCTACCAGATAATCTTCTACGTATTTTGGCATCAGTGCGCCACCTTCTTCCGCGCCGCATCCGCCGCACGATGATCGTTTTCGCTTTTAACCGTTAAAACCTCAAGAATATTGAGGAAATCTATAAAATTGTAAGTGCCGTCCTTTAGTTCATACTGGCGCCATAGCCCAGCCGTGACGGGTGCGAAAAGGCGCCCGTCAACATTCACTGCTTCTGCTGGGCTGAATTCGGAACGCCTGGGAGTAAACTCAAGCTGTCTGCGGCGTTCCAGTAATGCTCGAAAAAAAACAAGTACCCAACCGTCAAATGGTAAATCAGTGGTGCAGTGACAGTGCTTTCAATTATTCCGAAGTAGCCGTTTTCATCTACGACCTGTGCTTTGTTCGCTTGCAAAACCTCAAAACAGTATTTCAGGCAGAGCATTTGCAAGTCTTTTAAGCCATCTTCGGGCAGCATCGGCAATCTGCTGGGCGCATGAAAAAGAATGTCTATTGAAAACGGTATTCTATAAGAAGAAATCATATTGAACAGCGCACAACCATCCCACGGATTAGGAACTTTCATTTCAAAATGTCTGTCATCATACTCAAACTTGCCATTCTCAATGCAGGACTGATATGGCTTAAGAATGTCTTCAAGGGTTACAGTTTTATTACTCATGCCGCACTCTCCTGAATATCAGCCCCAAAGAGCTCCCACGTCCTTCTTTTGGCCCTGCTGTTGATCACTGTGATCCGGGCGCTTCAAAGGTGATACGCCCGTTGCAACTGTCTTCTGGCCATTTGTAAAAAGCTCGGTTATGGTTACAGAGGCCGACGACCAAAGCGATGTCGAGCCGTTGTATACGGTATTGAAATAGTTCAGAAGCCAATTATTGAGGGAAGAAGTCTGCTGTATCTGGAGCGAAATCGTTCCCCTGCTACTGTTGACTTTTGTAGGCATCACAACGCCGTCGTTGCCAATATCCGATTCTGTATTGTTGTCGGAATATGATACAGTGACGTCGCCGATGCCTTGGCCGGTGACTTGTATTTGTCCGACCGAGGGATGGCTTATCACAAATGATATATCCTTAAAGTTATAGGTATTTGCCATAAGATCACACTCCTTTACCTATTCACGTTGACTACGATAACAACGGAGTGCACGCTGCCGGCGAGTTTGACGCATACATAAATCGGAGGCGTCACACGCTTCGCACGGTCCGTGGCCGACTGATCGTCTACGCTGCCCACCATGATCGTATAGCCGCTCGGAAGATGGTCGCCGGTGCTGAGGGATGCGACGGGCGCGCCGGTCCAGACGCCCGGAGCAAGAAATCCACTATCAACCGACGTTTTGCAGGCATCGCCAATAGCCGCTGTGATAACGCTTATTCCAGCGTCCGTCTGCGGTACCTTTGCCGAAGACATCTGAACGTTTATAACTGCGTCCTGGATATTTTCCGTAAGCACGTCGATACCGAGAACCTCATCAAAAAATGTACCGTCCGCCATTACGCCAGCCTGGAAGAATGTATAGTCGCTTGACCTTGTCACAAGGTAGTTGCAGTTTTCTCCATCTAGGTTAAGCGCCTGATCCGCTGAAATGTCTTCCGGTGTGACGCCGACTTCTGGTTTGAACATCAGGTCATACGATGTTACGCCATCGTTAGCCCCGGAGGCATACCCCGCGATGCCGCAGACCGCGTTCGCCTGCGTGCTGTATTGACCGAGCGAACGCCGATAAGCAGCCTCCTGTAAAGTCTTGCAGACGTTCCCGTCTGCACCGGCGAGCACATCGGAATCCGCAGTCGTATAGAACAGTACGCAAGCAGGCGACGCGCCCTCGACGTACGCGGCGAGAGCCGTTATATCCGCCTTGGCAGCGCCCAAAATAATCCCTATGTACCATTCTCCGTTAGCTGCGCGGCAAGCGGTGAGTGCCTCAACGGCTGTCTCGGAACTGTCCTGCGTTCCGACGAGCACCGCCGCCGGCGCTGGGGTCTGGCCAAAGAACAAGCCTGCCGCAAGGACTTCGGGACTGTCCGTTGTAAAGCCATCCTTTATCATCGCAGCGGTCGATGTATATTCCTTCAAGCGGTCATCGGTGCTGATGACCGTGTTTTGTGACACGATGAGCCCAAGAGAAAAACTGCGGCCGCTTTGAGTGACGGCCGGTGAATTCACTTCTATGGAAATGATGTTTGTCAAATCGAGCATGTACCAACCACTCCCTTTTCTGTTTCAATTACGATCTCCGTCGAATTAATGACGGGGACCTGTGATTGTGCTATCACCAACTGGTTGAAATCGGCCTGTAAGTCCCAGCGCTCATACCACTGCAAGTTGATCGGGTCAGGCAAAAAGACAGGCTCCGCTATGTCGGTGACAAGCGAAAGCCCCTGAGCATCGAAATTCGTTTTTATGGTGTCGTCCGTCATCAGTGCAAGACGGATTTTGTCCGCCCACTCAAAGCTGTCGGGACCGTAAAGCTCCCAATAAAAGCGAAGCGTGCGGACATAGCTGACCGTCTTTGTCGCGTTGCCGTCCGCATCAAGCGGGCCGTCGACCGAAATGTCCATCTGCCGATTTATCCCGTAGTCAGTGGTCTTGATGTTGGAAAACACATAGTCTTCGCTGTTGTCTTTAAGCCCGGCGGCATCGGCGCGGGAATTGAGCGGAAGGGCATATTGTGGATTTGTGGAAGGATCGGCGCCTATCATAAGACAAGTTTGGTCATAGAGAAAATCCATCAGTCCGTCCCTAAGACTACCCATTACACCGCCCCCTCCCGGATCGCCTCGGCCTGCCAGTAGCCGTTCGGCCTGTAGTCCTGCACATTGAAAATCTTGTATCTCGTCTCGTGGCTCGTACCGGGCCACATGACAACCTTATCCGAAATATCGTTGCCGTTGACGTGGTCGTGCGTCGTGTAAATCGGCGTCGAGGCATCCACATATACGTTGATGTACCCTGTCGCCCGGCTGCCCTCGTCCGTCTGGCTTATTTGCTTGGAGCCTTTCGGATTTGTTATCACTCCGGAGAGCTGAATAAGAGAGGTGTCGGCCTGATACTGGCTCTTTACAAAATGGCCATTCGTCGTGCGCTCGATGGTGATCGGCTGTGAAAACGCTCGGGAATTGATGACCTTTGAGACGTTAATCATTGCCGTCGCCGCCCTTGTCCACAATGTAGGTTATCGCGTCGCGTAGCGCGCCGGTGTTAATTAAGGGCCTATCGCTCCCTTTGCCAGGAAAGAAAGGATGTTTGTCTGTTTTTTTGTCGGTCCAAGGAGCCGTCCAACCTTCTATTGTACTTTTGGCATTGGGCGCCCAGCCGTTCTCAGGGTTTGTGAACCAGTCCTTGACCTTGCTCGACGCATACAACCCAACATCCTGTAGTTTAGATTCCCAGTTCTGTCCTTCAGCCGCCGCGGTCATGGCTGACTTCATAAGTTCGGCGATGCCTTTACTGTAGTGTTCAATTGCCGGTTCAATGATCGGCCTGACGGGTACTCGGTAAACTACACTACCATGCGCTTGAAGATACATTTGGAGTACAATGCTGTATTGCGTTCCTTTGTCAATCTCTGGCTGCATCTCCTTACGCATCGCGCGTGGCCGAACACCATGAGTGTGGATATAAACGAGATCAGCGTTGCCAACTTGAACATTCTTACGGCTATCATTACGGCTGTTCTTGTCAGTAGGGACGCCGACGGCAACCTTCTCGGTTGAAAACTTTTTGATACGGTCAAAGATAGTGGCCATGCCGCCGCCATGTACCGTGTGCTTTACCATACGAGCATACCTCCCATGCCCGCCAACTTGGCATAGGCTATAAGCTGCTGCCCGTAGGTCGTGGTTTTCCACATGCCCCAGCCCTGCGCATCCTGCGACGCGGCACTCGTATCATAAGAGGCAGAAACGCCGTCCACTGCTTCGGAGGCTATGGGCTTGACCGGTTCTGCGCCGTTCACGATGCCCGTGGCCGTCGTACTCTGCGAAGCCGCGAGAAACAATGTGATATTGTGCGCGATGTAAAGCCCCATGCAGTACGCCCAGTTGTCCCGATATTTGTTGTAGGCAAGCGTGGCACTGGCGCGGGCTATGAAATTCTGCAAAAGTGCATCCGGGACTTGGGCGGGCGTGTTTTCGTCGGCCGGAGTGCAAACGCCACTGAATTGAGGGAAGAATGACAAGAAGTCGGCAGAGGCATAAGACGGGTTGCTCCCAGACGGCAAGTTTGAAGCCGCAGCGATATTTGCCAGAAGCTTTTCATTTGAAACGCTCCCATATCCGTATCCGTAAGGCCACATTCAGCTCGCCTCCCTTAAAAAGAGGGGCAAGGCGGTTAAGCCTTGCCTCCATCATCGCTATCCTCGGGCTCTTCCTCGTCCTCACCATCGGGGCCCTCGGATTTCTCATCCTTGGGTTCTTTCGGCTCCGGAGGCTTCTTGCCTACCGTGCCTTTGCCTTTTCCCTTTTTGCCGTCGACGCTGATCTGTTTCGGAGGCTGCCCGACATAGGTGATGCTGCCGTCATTGACGGCCCAATTGAATATGCGAGAGTTCACGATTTTATCCGGCACCGGGCCGACGTATCCAGCGGGGATGATAAACGGCTTGTCGGCACCATAATCGCACTTGTACGAATTTTTTGACTGTATGAACATCCTTTATCCTCCTTAAATGCCGTCGTAGTAGCTGATGGCCTGGGGGTAGAATACCTCGACCTCGCTTATGTTGGCGGCAAAGTTGCTGTCATAGGTGCGCGTTTTCGGGTCGTGAAGGGTGTACATGCGAGTGAGCGGCTGGAGCTCTTCGACCGCAAGAAAATGTTCGTCATAATGATATATAGCCATACGATCAGTGCCGCCGGCGCCGGCGCCTTTGCCCCACAGAGAGACGCCAAAGACGAGCTCTTCGCCGTGCTTGTTAGCGATGTTGTTGGCAAGCAAAAAGTCCATGATGGACTTGTCGGCATATTCCGATACCTTACGGGAAATAAGGTCGTTGTATTGTTCAAAGGGAAGCAGTACATGGTTCGGGATCGCGCTCATATCATTACCTGCGCGGCCCCACGTCTCGATAATACCGCCGTTTATATCGGCAAGGATTTCGTCCGCATTCTTTGAGGCCCATTGAGTGGGTGAGCCCGTCTCAGAACCGCCCGGAACCGCCGCGGCGGTCACATTGGGATTATTGAGAAGGCCGGTTGTATCATACCTTGGAAGGCCCATAAAAACGTTTTTGTCCATGTGCTTCTCGTAATGGAGGCGGACAAAATCCGTAAGAAGCTGCTCGAGGCTGCGCCCCGTGACCTTCTGGCGAAGGATGTCGAATTCGTCGATGGACATAGGCTGCACAAAGATGTGGGTCTTATAGATGTCTTTCCCAAAGTTGCCCTGAATCGTCGGGGCAACCGTGGTACCGTTGGCCGACACGTTCGCGTCATCATCATC